CCAGCAAAATCTATTAGTTTTATAAGGTTTATTTTGCTAATATCACGTCAGACCCATAAAGCCACTTTATTCGGAGCTGTAATTTGGATAGTTTCTTTACCCCCAGCCGCACCAAGCCTAGATTGATTGAAGCTCTGACTGTAATTGGAATGTGCCGCTACTGTACCTACGAACAATTAAAATCAATTAACAAGTCCTGGACTTTACACGTTGCTACTAAGAAATCATTACAACAGTTAGTAGCTCTCAACTTTTTATCGTTTAATCAGTCTGGGGCTTTTTATTTACAAGAGCCAGCCTTTAAATTCTTAGAAATAAACAAAGTAAATATCAACCATTATACTAGACGCTTACAAGCAGCTACTCTTGGTCGGTCTAGACCAGTCAGTCGTGATGCGGCTGGTGTCCCACGTCTTTGTGATGGCTCCTATTCTCAAGAAAATATGAGTTATCCACAGCTTAACCCCACAAATGGTATTGTGGGGTTAATTTTAATATGCTATAATAAAGATATAATGAAGTTTTAATAAAGGGAGGTTATGCAACATTATTTAGACTTCTTGAATGATATGACAGACCTTGAGTTTCGGATTTTTATGTTGCAACGAATGGGAAAAACACAAGAACAAATTGTAAATTGCTGTAATATTAGCCGTTCACCAGATAACAAAATCAACATAATGTTAGTTAATAAAGCGTGTCAAGAGTTGAAAAAAGAAGCCTCTTTACTTCAAATAAAAGACGAAGTTTTGGAGGCTGTTTTTTATTCCCATAGTTTTAATGACGATTTGCTATAATATAAGTATGAAGATAGGCGTCAATTCATTAGGGAAAACATACCGCACCTATCCCACCTATCAGGCAAAGCTGGGTTAATTCCAGTCTTTTGCCATTTTATTATGTCAACGAACAGCACTATTATTTGTCCCGAACATAAATGTTATTTAGTCGAGACATTAGTAAAAAATCATCTTAAATGCCCCGTGAAGAATTGTAAGTTTGCTTACAGGGTGTTTCCTAAAGAAGAAATGGATGCGAACTACAACCTCGTTAAATCAGGAGAAGCTACTTAATTGGGTAGCTTTTGAATTGGAACAAATAGAGGCGAGGCTAATTTTGTGCAAGCGTGAAGATAGTTATATCCCCCAGACCTTAGTAAGAATGCGGCAGTTTATTAAGCAATTTAATAGGAAATATCAGTAGTTTTGGCTTCCTACCTAGATGGGAAGATAGAGTAATACTCAACCTTCGGGTTGGGGGCTAAGATTACTTATATGCCAATAATAAAACCAAGAAGTTTATCACAAGAAATAGCTAGAAATGAAGCTACCATTAAAAGGTTAAAACAATCGGCGGAATCAGCAAAGATTGGTTTTAGAAAACTAAAATTACGTTATTATAAATCTGGTGATGCTAGTCGGCAAGCCACACAAGCAGCTGCAGCAGCCAAAGCTGGTATTAAAGTTGGGACTGGTGTTGGTTTGGCAGTAGCGGGAGCGGCTGGGGCTTTAGGGGCAGCAGCGATTATAAATGCTAAGCGAAAGTTTAATAAGGAAATAGACCAGTCAGAAGATACAGCTCGTCATAATCAGATGATGAGAACAATAAAAAAAATGAAGAAAAAGAAATGATAGATACACCAACTTGGTTTTGGACAATTTTATTAGCTTGTTATTTAGCTTTATCGTTAAAGATAATAGCTAATATTAAATAATTTATTTGTTTGAATACAAATGGCAAACGTAGGCGGACAACCACATTACAGAAGAGAGCTGGCTGGAGAAGTCAGAGATTTAACCCTAAAAGAAATTAGGGATATTTTACTTGATAAAGAAACAGTTAACTATCCTAAAGATTTCCGACAACAAGTAATTCTAAAATTGGCAGGAACTGTTTTACCCAGAGTTAATGAAATCTCAGGTGAAGACGGAGGTGCTTTGCAAATAATAATTAAACGAGCTAATGACACAACAGAGGAACAGCAAGGGTCAGTTTCTTAATGGAATTGACGATTTATCTAATTTAATAACCCTATGTCAATCTTGCTATGTCAAAATTGAAAAAAAGATATGGGATAGATTGGCAAGAAAGGAAACTTTGCTCTGCGGGTTACCTACAAGAGATGCAAACTAAAGAAATACAATTATTCGAACAGCAAGATAGAGCTATCTTTAGTTCACAGCGATTCAAGGCATATGTAGGTGGCTTGCAGAGCGGTTGAGGTAAAACAATAGCTGGAGTGGTTTGGTCAAGAATTCAGTTTGATAAACATCCGAAAGAAGCCGGTTTAATAGTAGCTCCTACCTACAAGATACTACAACAATCCACCTTACCTAAGTTCTTTGAGATAAACTCAGATTTAAAAAGATATTACAAAAAAGTTGATGGCGTTATCGAAGTACCTAATAGAGCGCCTATCTTTATCCGTTCAACTGAAAATCCCAACGTCATTGAAGGCATGACCCTGAGATGGATTTGGGCTGATGAAGCCGGGCAGATGAAACTAGACGCTTGGGTTAACTTTCAAGGCAGATTATCAATCTTGAAAGGCAGTTTATTTTGTACTACCACCCCTTACACGCTTAATTGGTTATACACTGATTTCTATGAGCAATGGAAGGCTAATAACCCTGAATACCAGGTGGTGCAGTGCCGGTCTTGCGATAACCCTTATTTTCCCAAAGAAGAATATGAGCGGGTTAAAGCGACAATGGATGCTCGTACTTTTAGACGCAGATATGACGGCTTGTTTGAAAAAATGGAAGGCTTGGTGTACGAGGATTTTTCCCCACCTCTACACGTTATTGAGCCTAAAATTATTCAGTTTAAAGAAGTAATAGCGGGCATTGACTGGGGCTATACTAATCCGGCAGCAGTAGCAGTTGTGGGGGTAGATAATGACAATAAGTTTTACATTATTGATGAATATTACCAGACAGGCAAAACCACTTCGGAAATCATTGAACGCCTTAAGTATTTTCAAACTAAATATAAAATCAGATTTTGGTATCCTGACCCAGCCGAACCAGACCGTCTAGAAGAAATGAAGCGGGCAGGTCTCTTCTCTAGGGAAGTAATCAAGAACAAAGGCAGTATTAAAATGGGCATTGATTTAATCACTTCGTTGATAAGAGAAAATCGCTTTTTTGTCTTTAACACTTGCCCTTACTTCTTAGATGAAATTTCAATGTACCATTACCCTGAACCAACTGACAGCGGTAATGAAGACGAAGAACCAGTTAAAGAAAATGACCATTTAATGGACGCTGTTAATTACGCTATTCGCACTTACCAGCCAATTAACAAACCTATTATTAAAAGAGCTTATATACCTAACTCATTACATACGGGGTATTAGATTAATAATTATGACATCAGACGAAAAGAGATTGAAAAATAGAGATTACATGAAGAAATATAGAAATACAGAAAGTGGTAGAAGAAAATCAAAGGAAGCATTGAAGCGTTATCTTGAAAAAAATAAAGAAGAAATAAAAAGAAAAAAACGTGCGGCTTACAATGGATACTAATTCTTACTAGATACTATTAACATATGGCTATCAATCTTAAAAAAACTAAGCAGGCTGAAGCAATAGAACACATCAAGCGTGCTTATAAGAACTCACTAGACTTTCAACGACCCTTATTTGTTAAATTTAACGAATATTATCAAATCTACCGAGCCATCAGGGAAGATGGTAAACAAAATTATGCGGGCAGAGCCAAGCTTTATATCCCGTATGTGTTTGCGACTATTGAGAGCATTGTCCCTCGTTTAGTCGGCTCTAAACCTAAAATAGAAGCTATCCCTAGAGAACCGAACGATATTCTAAACGCTCGAATGAACACTTCTCTTTTCAATTACGAATGGGATGAAATGGGAATGAAAGAAATCCTTAAATTATGGGTTAAACAAACCTTGATTTACGGCACAGGCATTTTAAAACTAAGCTGGCGGTTTCGGGGCGAAGAAGAAGACATCAGAATGGATAAACCGCAAGCGGAACTGGTGGACTTGTTTGATTTCTACATTGACCCCAATGCCACTTCCATTACAGACGCTGATTACATTGTTCATCGGACTGAACGCAGTTTAGATGATTTAAAAAATAATGCTAACTATACCATACCCAAAGAGTTAGTAAACACAGTTAACAAGGACGAATACAAAGTCCAGCGAGATGCTATTTTAGGGCTGGCTAAACCACAGGAAGCCAAGAAAGTAGAGATACTGGAATACTGGGGCAATTATGACTTAAATGGCGATGGCACTGAAGAAGAGTGCTTATTAGTGGTGGCTAACCAGCAGTATTTAATTAGAGCTGAAGCCAATCCTTATGAGCATAAGCAGAAGCCGTTTATTGCTATGATTGACGTGCAGATACCACATTCTTTTTGGGGTGTAGGTGAAGTGGAGCAATTAAAGAGCCTGCAGTATGAGTTAAATGACATCCGCAACCAGCGTATGGACAACGTTACCTTGATACTTAACCGGATGTGGAAAGTCTTAAAGGGTCAAGTGGATGAAGAAGATTTAGTCTCACAAGCTGGACAGACAATACACGTGGACGATATGAATGCCTTAGAGCCGTTGGAAACTCAAGATGTTACTACTTCGGCTTACAACGAAGAAAGTTTGGTCAAGGCTGATATGCAGTTAGTGTCTGGCATTAATGATTATAACAACGGCGTGGGCGGTAATCCGCAAAAAGGCAATCCTGGTATGGGCAATGATACCGCTACTGGCATTATGTTATTACAGGAAGCGGGTAATGCCCGTTTTAAATACAAATTAGACAATATTGAAGATTCTTTAATCTGTTTCGGTAAACAATTACTAGCCTTAAATCAGCAGTTTTTAGACTACCAAACTAAATTAAGAATTGTGGGTGAAGGGGGAATGCGGTTTGAAGATTTCTCTCCTGATGACATTATTGGCAACTTTGATGTTACGGTAACTGCTGGTTCTACCCAGCCAATGAATAAATCAGTCAGGCGAGCCGAAGCCCGACAACTGGTAGAATCGCTAATTCCTTTTATCCCAATGGGAATTAATATACGACCTATTTTAGAATATTATTTAGAAACTTATGACGTTATCGACATTGACGAAGTATTTCCGCAAGAACAAATCAACCCAATGCTTGGACTGCCCCAAGAAGCGGCAGGACCAGTCCAACCAGGAATTGCAGCGGGTAATACAATTAACCCTGCAGGACCTGCTCCGGCTGGAATGCTGGGCGGGGCTCAAGGAGCTGGGCAACCGGCGAATATCCTCGCTAGAGCAAACGTTGGTTAATCTTTCTCTAAAAGGAGAGCCAACCGCTAGTATAGCTGGCGAGATTAAAGGTATTAAGTGGCTGTTTGATGAGGTTGAACATTTATATAATAAAATTAAGTAACATTAACCAATCGTCATCGAGAAGACGTAAAAACGTATGGACAATGAAACAATAGACGTACAACCGGTAGAGGAAACTACCCCTTCCCCGTCAGAAGAAACCCAAACCGCTGAAGCCCCGCAAGAGGCAGAAGTCAAACAAGTTCCTTACGACCGCTTTAAAGAAGTGGTTGAACAAAGGAATAAGTATAAAGAGCTGTTAGCTGTGCAAGCTAATCCTACTACTGAGGAGCAGGTGAAAACAGTCCAAGCTGAAACTGGCGCAAGCTATGAAGAAGCTATCAAGATTGTGGAAGCGACTGCTACTAAGGTGGTCTCTAAAGAAATTGACAGCCTGAAAAGGCAAATGGATTTAGACCGAACCGCTACCAAGTATTCTGACTTCTATCAGCACGCAGATTTAATTAAACAAAAAATTCAGGAAAACCCCCGCTTAGGTTGGGAAGATGCCTATAAGCTGGCTAAATTTGACATTAACGCTGTTCAAGCTAAAGAGGCAGGTAAACAAGAAGCCTACCGCAAGATTGAACAAAAAAAAGCAGCTAGTGTTGAGTCAGCTACTAAGTCTAAACCAGCTAGCGGCAGTGCTGGGGAAATTGACCCCCTAGCTAAAGGTCCTGATGGCAAGTTCCTTTATTCAACTAAGGAGCTTGAAGACATACTACCAAAAACCTAAACAAACGAGTTCATTAAAATATACGAGTAGCCAAGGTCGTGAGGTAGATTAAAGAAAGGAAAATATTATGGCTACTGCATTAACAAACGCTACATCGTTAACTAATACTATCAAATCTTATTATGATAGGATTATGCTCGATGCAATGGACCCCAAGTTGGTATATTACCAATTTGGCATCAAGAAACCGTTACCAAAAAATGAAGGTACTTCCATTATTTGGAATATACCTAGACGCTTAGCATTAGGCTTTGTCCTATCGGAAGGCGTTACCACTTCAACTGCTAATGCTCTTTCTACCTATAAGGTATCAGCAGTCATCAGACAATTCGGCGGTTACACCTCTGTTTCTGACTTAGTTGACCTAACATCTATCACTGATGTTATGAAACTGGCAGCAGAGAGAATAGGCGCTCAAGCTGGTGAAACTATCGAAAGAGTTATCGTCAATGAAGTTATGGTCGGACACGTCAATGACCTGAAAGGCACTTCTTGCTTACACCTAGTTAAGACTTCAGCTTCAACAATGGGTACCAATTTAGCCGGTACCATTATGGAGGCTTGGGGTTCGGTATCTGGGGTATCAGCTGGGGCTAATGGTGCTTTGCACACCGGTCCATTGGTATCTGCTTACTATGCTTCTACCCTAGCCGTGTCTGACGTAAGAGTGGCAGTTTATCGCTTAAAAGCGTTAAATGTGCCGCCTTATGAAGGCAATGACTATGTGGCGATTATCCCAGTTGAGGTCGCTGGCAACCTAGTCGGTGATACTACTTGGATGAGTTTCCACCAATACGCAGCTCCTGGACAAGCCAACCTGTATTCAGGTGAAATCGGCAAAATCTATGGTTGTCGTTTCGTGGAAACCAACAACGGACCGATTGTAAAGGGTTCTAACGACCAAACCACTAATTCAGCTATGATTTATGGCACGCTCATTATGGGCAAAGGCTTTTACGGTGTAACTGATTTAGATGGCGGTATTAAGACTTTTATAACACAAGGCCCTGATAAATCTGACCCATTAAATCAAATGACAACCTATGGTTGGAAGGCGAATTTCATTGCTCACGTTTTGAACGCTTCTGCCGGTCTATGTTTGTGGACAGGTAACAATACCTTCACCACTATCGGAACTGAATCAGCTACTGGCTCACCTCTTCGCTACGCTTACCCAAGTTCTTACTAATTTGGTTTGCTATACACTGCCCATTTATTTGGGCAGTAATAACGAACTAAAATGATTTATTTGATAACAGGGGGAACAGGCACGCTTGGTTCTGCCCTAACCAAACGATTAATCTCTGAAGGTCACGAAGTCAGAGTCTATAGCCGAGATGAATACAAACAAAGTGAGATGGCACGCCATCTTAATAATCCTAAGGTATCGTATTGGCTGGGAGATGTCAGGGATTTGGAACGCCTTAGAGAGGCGTGTGAAGGTGTGGATGTAATTATTCATACCGCTGCGATGAAGCGGATGGATACCGTCAGCCATAATACTTTCACTGTGGCAGAGGTGAACATTAAAGGCACTTATAACGTGATACAGGCTGGTAAGGGGAAAAAGATAATCGTAGTATCAACTGATAAAGCTTTTAAGCCCGCTTGCGTTTATGGGGCTTCCAAGATGATTGCTGAGAGTATTGCCCTGTCAGACCCGACTGTAATTGTGTGGCGGTTTGGTAACTTTATTGGCTCTAGAGGTTCTGTCTGGGAAATATTTAAGGAACAAAAAAACAAAGGTGAACCTTTAACCATTACTAACCCAAATGCTACCAGGTTCGTTATTAGCGTAGAAGAAGTTTGCAACCATATCTTATCGGATGTTGAACCAGGACTGCATTATCCAGGCAACCTTAAAGCAATGACGGTTAAAGAGATAGCTGATGAAGTCGCTCCTATGCATAAATATATAATTACTGGTTTAAGAGAAGGCGAAAAAATGCACGAAGCCTTTAATGATAATTATTCAAGTAAATATGAACGAGATTAAAATTCCTTTCTGCCGTCCTTATGTCAACGAACAAGCGGTAGATAAGGTTGTCGCCACCATTAAAAATGGCTGGCTAACAACGGGTAAAATTACCCAAGAAGTTGAAGAAAAGATTGCTAACTATACTGGCGCTAGATACTGTGTTCTTTTAACTAGCTGTACTGCCGCTTTGCACTTGTCGCTGGAGTATTTAAAGCGGTTTAAGGTAGGTAATGATTTTAGAGCTTATGTGCCATCATTAACCTTTGCCGCTACAGCAACCGAAGTTGTTAATGCTGGTGGTAAAGTCATCTTTGGGGATGTGGAAAAGGAGACAATGTGCCTTAATCCCAACACTGACAAAGATTTTCAAGTGGCTATTCCCGTCCATCTCTGTGGTGTACGAGCAAAAACCGCTTATGACTATGATAAGTACGTAGTCGAAGACTCGGCTCACCTGATAGAAAAAGACCAGTGCAAAAATAACCCCAATTTAGTCTGTTATTCCTTTTATGCCACCAAAAATCTGACTATGGGTGAAGGCGGAGCTGTTTGCACTAACGATGAACACGCTTATAACTGGCTGAAACAGGCTCGCCATCACGGCATTTCTAAGGGTGGATGGCAAAGATATCAATTATTAGGCAAATGGAGATATGATATTGACTTTGTAGGGTGGAAATACAACCCATCGGATATCCTTTCTACTCTATTGTCAATAAATTTAGATAAAATTGATGAGATACACGCTGAAAGACAGCGTTGCGTTGACCTTTACAACCAAGAATTAGGCTATCAGAACACTGGTTTGCATCTGTATCCAGTAATGGTGCAGGAAAGAGACGCTTTTATGGAGATGATGGCGGAAGCTGGTATCCAGTGTAGTGTTCACTTCTTGCCTTTACACAAAATGAACGCTTTTAGAACTGAAATTTATGATGCCGACAGCTTAGAGAACACCAATTATTTAGGCGAAAGGCTGGTATCCTTGCCGTTTTTTCCAGGTTTAACTAACGATGAAATAAAATTTATATGTCAAACGATAAAAAATACCAAACTACTTTTGCCATCGTGGGGCTCGGATTTATTGCCGCCAGGCATATTAAAGCTGGACACGATGTTGGGTGGAAATTAGTCGCTGGTTGCGATATTGACCCTAGTAAAGCCCATAAAATCGGTGATGCTAAGTTCTTTACTGATTATCAGGAGATGTTAAAGGAAGATTTTGATTATCTGGTTATTTGCACACCTAATTATCTTCATTTTGAACAAGCCTTAGATGGCATTGTGGCGGGCAAGAAGATAATTTTAGAGAAGCCAGCAGTTATCAAGTATGAAGACCTGGAGTATTTAAAACCTTATTCATTGTTTATCAGCAACATTTTTCAACTGCGATTTAACCCCGAACTGATTAAGCTCAAAGAGAGCATAGACAAAGATAAAAAATATGATGTTGAATTTAATGTGTCTGTCCATCGGGGCGATTGGTATTTAGACAGTTGGAAGAATGATAAGGAAAAGTCAGGCGGCTTAATGTTCAATATTGGCGTTCATTATTTTGACTTACTGTGCTGGTTGTTTGGCGAGCCCATTAATAAGCAAATACTATTTAATGACGCTAAGTATTGTGCCGGTAGATTAGTTTTTTCTAACTGCACGGCTGAATGGAAATTAAGGATTGACCAACCGATTGACAACCAGATTAGACACTTAAAGATTAACGGAGAGACCATCAACCTATCAGATAACTTTGAAGGACTGCACACTAAGGTTTATCAAGAGATTATTAATGGCAACAGCATCACTCTAGAGGATGCTGAGCCAGTTATCAAATTATTAACGAGTTATGAAAAAGCAAATTGACCCCACCGCCATTGTGGAAGAAGGAGCAGAAATTGGCGAGGGAACTAAGATATGGCATTGGACACACATTATGCCCAACGTCAAAATCGGCAAGAATTGCACTATTGGCCAGAACGTCTTTATTCAAGACGGCGTGGAGATAGGTGACAACTGCAAAATCCAAAACAATGTCTCAGTTTATAAGGGCGTTATTTTAGAAGATGATGTTTTTATCGGACCAGCCGCTGTGTTTACCAATGTGCGTAAGCCCAGAGCTGATACGGTCGTTGCTACCTCCTGTTATGCCAGAACAATAGTACGCCGAGGAGCTACGGTTGGTGCTAACTCTACCATTGTGTGTGGAGTAGAAATTGGTGAAAACTCTATGATTGGCGCTGGGGCAGTTATTGCTAAAAACGTACCACCCAACGTTACAGTGGTGGGTAATCCAGCTGGAGTCTTAGTCCAAGATGTACAGGGACATTCCTTTGTTATTTCCTTAGAGGATTATTACATTAAAAAACGCAAAAAAGATTTTAGAAATAATCAATAAACGAGTATGTCATTTAAAAAGAAGGAACAGCCGTTTATCAGTTTTATTACCCCGAATTACAATGACGGTAATACGATTGCTAAACAGGTACAATCAATTTTTGACCAGGATTATCCTAACATTGAACAAATCATTGTCGATGATGGTTCAACTGATAATTCTAAAGAGATTTTACAAGACTTAGAGAAGAAATATTCGAAGTTAAAAGTCATTTACCTAGAGAAGAACAAGGGAGCGTGCGAGGCTCGCAATCTTGGCGCTAAGGAAGCTAAGGGCAAGTATTTATCCTTTTTACCAGCTGACGCTAAACTTTATCCTGGCGTAGCTCGCATTTGGGTAGAAACCTTAGAAAATAGTCCTGAATATGATTTTGTTTACGGTGGTTATAAGTTTATTGATGAAAATGGACATACTATCTTTTCTTACCTGTCAGATGACTTTGACCCTTACTTTTTAAAAGTTACTAATTACATAGACGGCAGCTTCCCGTTAAAAAAGGAGCTCTTTGACAAAATGGGCGGTTGGGATACCCAGATTAAGTCTTTGCAAGACTGGGATTTTTGGTTGAATGCGGTGTTAAACCACAACGCTAAAGGGTTGTATTCTAGGCAGGAGTTTTTTGAAACTACTATGCCTCATCCTGGTGGCTTGTCTGATGATAGCCACCGTAACTGGATAGAACGCACCACCCAGATTAAGAACAAATACAATATTCCTATTAGCAAGATTTGTGTGACTGGACCTGGGGCTGCTTATCACGCCAAAAGCGTGGCTAAGGTGCTAGGCGCTGATTACCTACCTAACCCTTCCTTTAAACCAAATAACTATGAAATGATTTATATTATTGGTTTTTTTGGCAATGTAAGGGAACTTTTAACAGGGACTAGAGCTTTACGGGTTTTACACTGGATTGGCTCTGACATTATGTATTTAGCCCAAGCTGACCCTAAAGTCAGGCAAGAAACTATTAATTGGATAGATAATAACATTGATGTCAATTTGTGTGAGATGGAACAGACCCGTAAGGAATTGGAAGGTTTAGGCATTAAAGCTAGAATTGTACCTTTCCCGCCCCAGAGATTATTTGAACCAGAACCATTACCAGAGAAACCAAGTGTGGCGGTTTATTTGCCTTACAACAATAAAGAGTTTTATTATCCGGACTTTGTTTACCGAGTAGCCAAGCGTTTACCTGATTTTAAGTTTCATATCTTTGGCGACCCTACTCAAGTAGGTGAAGCAGGCAATGTTAAGCACTGGGGAGTGTTAAATCCGCAAGACAAGGAAGAAGCAATCAAAGCTAGTTCTATCATCTTACGGATTACTCCGCACGATGGTTTACCCTTATCAGTGATTGAATGGATAACTGCTGGTCGCAACGCTGTTTGTACCATTGATATTCCGCATACTAACCGCTTTGTAATTGAACCCTGGACAGGCAAAGGCGAACCTAAACCAAAAGATTTGGAGAAGGTAGTTAAGAAGAATGAAGATAAGCTGGTGGACTTATTAAAACAAGTAGCCAAACAAGGTTTAAATGAAGAAGGCTCAGCTTATTACCGCCAATTGTGTGACCCAGAAAAGTTTAAAGCCAATATCAATCAGTTTTTAGAAATAGATATTAAAGAGTGGTGGAAAATTATGAGCGAATTTTGGCAGGGAATGGAGTCTAGTCAAGAAACTAGCGAGGATATTGCTAAGATTATCAAGGAAGTGAAGCAAATGAAACCGAAAAACGTGCTAGATATTGGTTGCGGTACGGGCAGATGGGCAGACTTGCTGCCTGTTGATGATTATACCGGCATTGATTTTGCCTCACATTTGATTGATTTAGCCCGTGAACAGCACCCTGATAAGAAATTTCAAGTGGCTGATGTAGTTGATTTTGAACCCTCAGAACCTTATGACTTATTATTCTCGTTTGTTTGCCTACTGCACGTTAAGCCTGAAAACATTGCTCGCTATGCAGAAGCGATGAAGAAGGTAGCTAAACGTGCCATTTTGGTAGAACCGATTAGAGAAGCGCCGATGTCAGGTGGAGATAGACAAGTGCATCCAGGTATTATCAAGAAGCAGAAAGACAGCGACTTTATCTTTAACATCAAATACACCTGGATACACGATTATATGCGACACTTTAATGTCGTCAAGGTTGTGCCGATGTCGCATAACCGCAGTATGTTCATAGTAGAATTTTAAAATATGAAGAAATTTTTAACGATTGTGGGCAACCGCCCCCAGCTGATTAAGCTAGATAAAAATTTTAAGCAAGTCTTGGTCTATACCGGACAACATTACGATGAATGCTTAAAAGATGTGTTCTTTACCGGTTTAGACATACCCCGGCCAGATTATGATTTAAGAGCCACTGAATTAGGCGAAATGACTGATAAAATAATGGCGGTAATTGACCAGGAACAACCGCAGTATGTCATTGTTTACGGCGATACTCGTTCTACCTTAGCCGGAGCAATGGCAGCTCTTTACAAGAATATTCCTTTAATCCACATTGAAGCTGGTTGCCGGTCTTTTAATGACAAGATGATAGAAGAGCGGATACGCACCATTGTTGATGAAATTGCCATTATTCACTTTACCCCCTCTCTGCAGTGTAAAGAGTATTTAGAGCGGGATTACAAAAAGGTGACCGTTTATAATGTCGGCGCTACTCAGATTGATGCGATGTATTCTACTTTCCCGACTACTAAACCAAAGGATGCTTACCAGTATATTGTGGCAACAATTCATCGGGAAGAAAACACTGACCGAGAAACCTTATCTCAGTTAATTAAAACTCTAGGTAAAAGCAACAAGGAAGTTAGGCTTTATTGCCACCCCCGTACCAAGAAATTGTTAGAGAACATTGATTTTTACGGCTCAGTCAAAGTGCTAGACCCCTTGCCTTACAAGGAAATGATTAACGCTATCGCTTATGCAGATAAGGTGGTCACAGATAGCGGTGGACTGCAGGTAGAAGCCTTTTTCTTAAAACGACCTTGCATAACTTTGAGAAATGAAACTGAATGGACAGAAACAGTCGAGCAAGGTTGGAATTATTTAGTCGGCACAGATGAAGCTAAAATATTAAAATATTTGAATGCAGAGCTACCACGTGGCAAAGGCGATTTATACGTTTATGGTGGTGGCGATGCTCGTTTAAAAATAAGCACGATACTTAAAAATCTATGATGAAAGTTTATTTACGAATACCGCCAGTGGCTGATTGCGGTGTCGGTTATTATCGGCAATGGCTACCACTAATGATTGCCAGAGAAAAGAAGGCTTTGGACTTCACCTGCCACGAATTTACTTGGGGCGTCAATAGCGACCCAACTAACCAAAAATTTTATCCAACTGACAAGGAAATGGCTACCGCTGCCGATTGGGCTGACCTGATGTATTTTGCCCGTAATGATGTACCTGAGTATATCTCTCAAGCTGGTGGCATAAGAGAATATGCATCTGATAAGGCTAAAAAGTATAAACCAATAATTTTAGACATTGACGATAATGTTCACGCTACCAGACCATATAATCCAGGCTACCGCTCTTTCCATCCTAACAGCCCTAACCTAGTTTGGAATATTAAATCCTTAGGCGTGTTTGACGCTATTACTTGTTCAACTAAGGATTTAGTAGATTATTATTCAAACTACACTGAGCCAGAAAAGCTGTTTTACTGTCCGAATAGCCTTGATTGGAAGGAACGGGATGAAATCTTAAAGCTGAATTTTAAAGACAGCAAGCTGTTTCAGAAAAAAGAGGGAGAAGTCCGCATTGGCTGGACAGGCTCAGCTGCCCATTGGGAGAACTTAAAGCACATTGAAGAAGCAGTGTTGCAAATCCTGCACGACTATCCACAAACAACTTTCTACTATGTAGGAATGTTCGGTGATTTATTCCAAGACCAGGAATTGATAAAGGCTGGGCGGATTAAAACCCTCAGTTGGTCAGACTTAAAAACTTGGCCGAAGTTCAACCGAGAATGCAACTTTGACATTGCCTTAGCTCCTTTAACTGATAACCTCTTTAACCGAGCCAAAAGCAACCTGCGGGTGTTGGAATACGCTGGCGCTAAATTTACAGTGGTAGCTTCACCGATTGCTCCCTACTTGTGTTTTAAAGACCAGGAAGAGGTGCTGTTTGCTAAAGAACCAGAGGATTGGTATAACGCCATAGCTCAATTAGTCAATGACAAGAAGTTTAGAGAAAAACTGGCTGATAATTTATACAAACGCTGTAAGCAAGATTTTGATATAAGAAAAAATTACAAGATTTGGTTAGATGTTTTCAAACAAGTTTTAGCATCTTCAAAATCCAAAAGATAACGATGTAACCAATAATAAACGAGCCATAGGCACAATGTGCTGTGGCTTTTAATTTTATATGTCCCACGAATTTACTAGAGCCACAACTGAACAACCGGCAATCATCAGTCAAACCACTAAGGCTAATTTTGAGCTAACCGATGCTAAGGCGGAAATCCCCTTTTCTTTGTATTCCGGTGAGACCAACCATACCTACACCGAAGAATTTTTCAAGATAACGGATGAGTGGCACAACCCAGACAGCATTAAACTTTTAGAGGATTATATTTTTAACCAGATTGGGAAACAGAATTTAAATGACAGCATTAAGTCTTATGAGGCTTTAATACAAGATTTATTCGCTAAGATTGGCGTAAATGAGAACGAAACCGAACAGAGTAAATTTGATAAAGTTATCAAGTTTATTAATCTAATAGCTCGCAACAAAAGTAAAGATGAACGCCAACGAGAATTACTTAAGCGCCAAAAAGAAGTGGAAAAAGTCAGGGAGGAAAGACGGCAGGCTTTACTGAAAAATAACCTAGATAAAGCCAAAG